TGGAGTTCAGACGTGTGCTCTTCCGATCTAGAGGGCTTTCGTTATTCCCAATGACGACACGACCCCCATTTAGTTAAAAAATCACGAAAAAATACTTGACAAATAATCGGGTGTGTGGTATTATAATTATAGAAATAAAAATAGCCTACACATCATAGTGTAAGCTATTTTTTATTAATTTAACCAGTTATATTTTTTACCATTCTTCAAAAGCAAATACACCATTAACATAAGCGTTACTATTTGCTAATATAGGCATATGAATATAACCATTTGTGTCTATTGTTACGTTATTCATAGCGACACTATCAAAATATCCCTCCGCGTGATATCCTGCACAGTTAATCATAATACGATTTAAAATAGTAGTCTTTGACGGTACAGGAATGTTAGACGGTAACTTCATTAGTATATCATTGTTGCTAATTGATAATTGTGATGACACATCAATGTCGAAAGCAATCATATTAAGCTGTCTGTTAAACATTACTTTAGCTGAATTTGCCGTTATATTGCTATTTATATTTGTACAGGTATTCCAACTGCTAAATTTAGCGCTGTCAATTTTAACATTTGCATTATTAGCATTTTGCATAGCATTATTAGCTGTTGTATTTGCTTCATTCGCTAATTTTTTAGCGTTATTAATTTCGACATCTTGTGTGGTATCTTTGTCCTGCAAATTTGTTACAGTACCCTCAACCGCTCCAACTCTACCTTGTAAAGCCGTTACATTTGTATTCGCCTGTTCTGCTTTAGCTTCTGCACTTCCAGCATTCTGATTAGCTGTTGTTGCAACTCCATTCACGTCATGAATAGCCGTGTCAATTTTTGACATATCACCGTTATAGTCTTGTAAATATGTCGGTTTGTCTGTACCAATGTACTGACTTAAATCATAATAAGTTGTTTTGTTTGTTGAACTCATATTTTTTACCTCCTAATTATCCTCTTAATATTGTATTAGCGTTGCTGTCAAAATTATAAGCTGTGATACTCTTTGCATCAAACTCAGACGCTGACAACAATAACCCATCAAAATTACTGGCTGTGATAGGGTTATTAAAATGTAACTCAGCTAACTTATTAATCACATTCTGATAAAAAGTATATTCTCCTGTAAAAGGGTCATGCATATATAAGTTGCTGTCAACTCTGAATCTTTTTGCCCCGTATAAGTCAAAATCATACGCTGATAGATATAACCCGTCAAACTCAGCACACGTCAGATTAAGTGAATCAAACTCGTTACATGTTAATGCAAAATATCTTAAACTATCGTATAAATCAGACAACGCCATGTTTAAACTTGTATAATAACCTTTTACAGGGTTTAAAACTACAATATGTTCGGGTATATAATTTTTAATGAAATCATAAACTTTTTCTATTTCATCATTTATATACTTTCTTGTTTCGCCGTTAAGTTTATAAATCAATACATTTAGTTCACTTATTTTTAGCGACAAATACGTGTTGACATCATCAATTTTTTTATCCAGTTCATCATCTTTTGCTGTCATATCCTCACGTATTTTATTGTTGATATCGTCAATATACTTTCTTGTGGCAGTATTTAAAGTGTCAACATAATCTCTTAAAGCGTTTACTTTTTCATCAGTGTACTTTTTATAACTGTCAGTGAAAGTATTTAGTGTTTCAATACACTCATTGACTTTGTAACCGATATAGCATAGACACTCATAATAACTTTGCTTATTGCTATATACACTCGGCACGTCACAACAAAGTAAAGGAAATAAAGGTTTTATTTCACCTGCCATTATCTCACCTCCTTTTTTACCACACTTTCAAAAATAAATCTCTGCAAGCTTCTACAAGTTCTCGATTGATATTTTGTATCTGCTCACGATATTCTGCTATTGCTTCACTTGTTGATTTACCTCTTAATCCTGTTTCTTTTGTGTCTCTGTCTCTTTTACTGTCTTTGTTGTCGTTTCCTACATGGTTATTTTTTGCCGTTGTTGTAGTGTTATTGATAGTTTCACCTCGACTCATACCACTTGCGTAGTCTTCTGTGGCTACTGTAACCTGTGGGTTATCGCTGTCAATATTTTGGTAGTTTTGGTTGTTTTTTACCTCGCTTTCTCCTGCATCTGTTGAGTTAGTTGTTGTTTTTTCGTTTCCTTTTTCTGCTTCTGTAATTGTTATATTTGTATTTGTAAAAGGGTTGTCATGTTGTATAGCATCATACAGTTTTGTATAATACGGTATTAATTCATTCATTCTTGACAAAAAAGCAGTTTTCCACATTCCTAATGTTTCAAAACCAATGTAATTATTCCAGTATCTAAGTAAAAAATATGTCTTAAAAGTGTACAGGTCTTTTCTATCCTTTGAATAAAAAGGAAAATCAAAGTCAAAAAATTTATCTTGTGTTTTATCAATTGTCCTTTGTACAGACAAGTCCATACTCCATAGTTCTTGGGCTGGGATAAAACTTTCGCAAATATCTTTTACAGTGGTTGTGTATTTACTCAATTTCGTCACCCTCCTTTCCTTTTTGCATATATTTGTCAGGTATATAACCGTTTAGCATGGTAGGTAATTCACTATTGAAGTCTACCGACACATTAAGACCCCATAATTCATTGATAGCTTTTGCACATCTTCTTCTTAATGTCAATCCCACGTTTCGATTTGCTTCAACCTGTCCGTTGTTCCCTGCCGTTTCGCCTGTCACAAGGCGTTCACTTTTTTCTACTGGATTGCTTTCATATCCTAAAGATGTTAATACTTGCGACCATAAATCTCTTAATTCCTGTTCGCATTTATCTATGATGTAAGGCGCACCCATGTTCAATGCTTTGATATCTTTTAAATTCAATGAATCTGAAACTTTCAGTACAGGTAAATAATTATCATACATTTCACCCAATATTTCAAATGTCATTTTTTCATTGTCAGATGATGAAAGAGCAACAGGTGTACGCTGTGCATACATATTAATACCTTTTGTTTTCCAAGTGTTCGCCATGGCGTCAGCATACATTAAAGCTTTGTAATAGTACGGCATTGTTGAATAGTTGTTCCATAAGATACAGCTATTTTCTTTGCCGTATTCCTCAATATATCCATTTGCAGTATAAGCAATTCTATCTTGAGGGATATTATAAATATCGGGTAACCCCGATAACGCAACTTTCATAAAAGCGTAGCCTGCAATATCATCTTTGATGAATACACCTAGTCCACTCCAAAATAATGTTTGCTCAATGTACATTGGTAAAATTTCTTTCGGTAAGTTATGCCATTGATATCGGTTTACAAATATGTCAAAAATGTCATAAAAATAAATCGTTTTGATTGTTTCAAAATCATCATTGTTTTTTATTTTTTTACATTTTTCAAAAACTCTTAAAGGGTTTCGCACGATATCACCTCCTTAATTATTGGATAGCCCATAATTCCCTATGTCATCAGTATGCCACAAAGTCACGCCATTGTCAAATATATTACGCAATTTTTTTAACTGGTCTAAACCAATACTATTAGTAAAACCACAATGTGAAGTTTTTACGTAGTTCCAATTCGAACGTGAATGTAAATAAGGTGTTGTTATCTTATTGATAGGATAGCCAAATTGTTCAAAAAAACTATCTGCCATTTCCGCAAATTGTCTTTTACATGACATTTCGTAAAAATCAACACCACACTCTTTAATACCAGTCAATACATTTTCTGATAATGCTTTACCATGTGTGACTCCTGCATTTCTCGCTCTGTCTGTCTGATTAGCTAACATTCCAAGAGCGTCCCAAAAAGCGTTGGTTGTTTTGCCTAGACCATTAAGACCACCTTGTAAGCTTTCACCTGCTAGTCCTGCTATGGAACTTCCTGCACCTATGGTAGCATCAACGGCAGTATGAACTTGTGATAAAGCTATTGTACTTTTATTTTGCGCTAACCACGCTCTATAAGTGTCAGAAGAAAAGGAACACATAGGAAAAGAGGAATTAATAAGAGCTTCATTCATTAGACCATGTGTTAAATTTTCACGCGTCTTATAATTTTTTGGAGCTGTCAAAACTTGTGGTAGTGTTGCAATTGTACCGTAGCTGTCAAATTCAATGGATTTATCTCGATTATAACTATATTCATATCTATAGATGTGTGTATTGCCTTGGTTATTATCAGCAAGACAGAATAACCACGGATAGGAATATAACTTTTTATTTTTTGGTTTATATCCCTCAAACACATTATCAGATATCTGCATACTTGTTATTTTAGGCTTGATTTCTTTTCCACCTAGTGCGAGAGTGCATAGTTTCGGGGACATAAACAAACCTATTACAGCGTCTTGTGCGCCTTGGTTATTATAATCTTGTAATAGAGTGTTTATCCCTTTTAGTCCATCATCACTAGTAATATCATAATGTCCGATACTACCCCAACAGTACACGCCATTTTCTACTCTTCCCTCGAACCAACTCTGCTCGGTAGTTCCCCTTGTCACAAAAGCGCAACATTCTGTTGGTGTTAAGTCTAGTTTTTTATGTCGTGACACGATTGTCTCGCCTGTTTCAATGTTTACAGGTGTTAAATTTACGCCTATCTCGTCCTTACTTCTTGGAATATGATGATATTCTACAAAGCAAGGCTTGATATTTGTATCATAAAAGTTATTCTGAAAAACGTCCAATGAAAAGTTAATTCTAGTTGTTTTTTCTGATAACCACTCGATAGAATCAATAAAGCAAAATACCCACTCGTTAGAAATACCTGTATTCTGAAAAGCTAAATAATTCAAATTTAATGCTTTCATTTCCGTGAAAGGAACACGAATATCATAATTGCCGACCCTAATCGGTGCAAGATGTGATAAATCAACTCCGTTAATATGTTTACGGTAAGACTCTAAATGGTTCAATAAATCCTCTTTTGAATTGTATAATCTGACGTGTTCATATTCGCCCGACCATGGCACACCACTGTATAATCTAAGCTTTGTTTCGGGGTTGCGTGGTGCAACCCCTCCCTGTGTTGGTAAATTTATCATAGATAAATACCTCCGTTAATTATGACGCTTTTGTAAAGTTAGCTGTCTTGGTAATCGTCTCGTTCGGACGGTAAATCGCTTTCAACACGATAGTTCCCGTTTCGTCTGCACCTGTATGTAACAAGTGTGTACCTGGGATAACATATGTTTTCGCGGAAGTAGCACCGCTATCCACTTCAAGGGTAACTAAATTCTGATGGTATGTCCCTGTTCCACCTGTGACAGTTACTTCTACTTCCTGTGTCTGTCCTGCTGTGTATGTTCCTGCTGTCACTGATAAAGTAGGCGTGTCAACAACTGCATCAGTTGTAAATACTCGAATTGGATAGAATGGACTAGCGCTGACCATTTCCACCTGAGTATAAAAATAGTTCCAAGATAAAACATTTGCAAGCTTTTGGTCTGTCATTTCCTTGAACTGGTCGCGCACGTTAAAGAACCGAACATCACAAAGAACACCTTGAATAGCCTCATTTGCGAATTTATCTACAATAACGGTCTGAACTGCTACGTCTGCCTTATCCATATGGAACGCATAAGCTAATGCGTCAACGCTAATCTGTGCGTTTACATTTGGTGTAGTAATCCAAATAAGGTTAGTTGGCATAGCGTGAGAAGTTGCACCAGCTGGATTATTCTCTGATAATGGGAATCCAAATTCTCCGACAGCTCTTTTGACCTCAATCAATAACTTTTTCGCTGTTGCTTCATCAATGACGGCATCAACTGTAACTGCTGGAAGCACCTCTTTTTCATAACCGACATTAATCAAATCACGCATTGCAAGATACTCGTCCCAGTTCGCACCTGTGATAGCACTCTCCATTTTAGCCATAATCATGTCACGGATTCCATATTCACTTGTAAAAGCTTTTCTCAAATTGTCATAAGTGACCGTAACTGGGTACTGAATTTCAAGGTTGACATTATGGAATACGCTCATAATATAAGACTGATACTGTTGAAAAGCGTATTTAAAATCTGCCTGTGCATCATAAACACGCCCTTTACACATATTTACATAGGTTTCTTCATGTGTTTCACCGTAACGCATTGGCTCTTTCTTGAAACGTGCTAACGGATTTCTCCACGCGATACTGTCTACAGTCTGCATACCGATACGGTTGATTAATGATGGTACGATTTCATTTCTAACAGGAGCATAATTCAGAATATTATCATAAACATTCTGTAAATTGTCTGAAACTTCTACAGGTAAATGGTTCTGAACTTCAAAGGATAGTTCCTGTCTTATCGCTTTTAAAATATTTTTATTTGTTGCATCTGCCATTTATCATAGCACCTCCTTACTTATTCTGTCTTACCATCAAAGTCCAAATCTTCAACAGTAATTTTTTCTTCTTTTTCATCTTTCTTTTCTTCGTTATCTGCATTAGTAGCAGATTCTTTCATTCGCTCCTTAAAGCGTTTTTTGTACTCGCTTTCGAGTTTCATATACTTGTCTTTCCATTCGCTGTTCGTTTCTCCGCTTCTTTCACCCTCGTAATTCTGTAAGACTTCAATAGCGTCTCCGTGTTCTTCCACGTCTGCTACAGCGTCAATTAATTCGTTTAAAGCTTCTTCAAAATCCATTAAGACTCCTCCTTTTTTATTAGTGCTACCCTTTTACAGTTATCATTATATCACCACGGAAAGAAAAAGTAAAGTGGCATTTTTGACTTTTTTATGTGTGGATGTATTGGGTACGGTGATAATGTTTGAAGATACGCATACCATTTTAATGCATTCTTTTTTCTTTCCTCTTCTTTTTCAACCCCTGCGCGCTCAAAATTTTTTAAGAAAACTAAAGCTAGATAGTCGGGTTCTTTCGTAGACTTTCGAAATTCTTCCCATGATATCGGATAGGAAGTTGTTTCTATCCATTGACCGCTATTTGCTGTTTCTTCATCAAGCCAAACGCATTGATAATACCCGTCTGTGATATCATAGCCGTTAGCGTTCGCCCAGTCTGTATAGTTTGTAGCTGGTGTCCATTGGACAAGACCATAACCACCATTATAGTTTCCCTCTTTTAGCGACTGCCATAACTCAGGGTTAATATTAGATTCTATCTCTATATTCCCTAGCATTCCTGCAATTGCATTTAGAGTGAAATCCTTAAAAAACATGGTGCTATAAAAAACATATGCATTGTTTATCATCTCATCATCTGTCAGATATCGGTTTCCGTGAATCCATTCGAGGGGCATTCCTGCACTACTCCCGTATCGATATAGTTTTGTCCAGTCTGAGGGCTTAGCAGTATATGAATTAATGCTAACCTGTTCGGGTAATGGATAACGCCCACTGTGCGCTCCCATAGTAATACCACCGTTTCCTGCTCCTGCTCCTTGATATACCATTTCTGTGTGCCCACTACGCCATACTATGTCCCCTGCCTGCCACGCTTCATTGATATTAATTTCTTGAAATCCTGCCTGTTTTAAGTAACTATCTTCTGTTCTTGTGGTGAACCACGGGTTTGATGCAAAAAATCCGCCCTCTGTCAAAGCTTTTGAAATAAAAGAACTACAGTCATAATAAGTAATGCCGTTCACGGTCTGCCCGTAACGATATGATTGCGAGTACCCTATATTTGGCGCATTACACACATTTATCGCCCATTGATATGAAATATTAATATTTGGCATTTGTTGTCACCTCGTAAAAATGTTTCACGTGAAACATTTTAGTAACACGTGAAACACATCATAGATATTATTTTGTTGAATTTTTTTCATACGTTTCCACGTCTGAACAAACCGCCTGCAAAATCCGTAAATCCCAAGGGGAAGTATTATCGTAAACATAACACGGTATCGGTCTGCCTGTGCTGTCTAAATGGATTTTTTTCAAAATCTCAAGACAAGCACCCTCTGTAATATGTCTTACCTTATCCCCATTGAACCAAAACCAATTTCCGCTTTCTTTATCTTGAAAAAGTGCATTCATTCCATTAATACCTCCAATCATATTATTTATAATGTCATTAGAATTCTTTTCATGTGTGTAATCTTTATACACGTGATTTACATCACATCTGCCGTTAATACCATCAACTCTTCCATTACTGCTATATTGCCAAATATCGACATTATCCATGTCTAAAGAGTTTGAATATCTAGCTATCCACAAATCATAGCCCCAACTTTCACCAATGTAATTTTCGAACCATGATTTACTAGCGTAAATTCCTGCTTTATACCCGTTAGTCAGCATAGCATCACAAAAGCGCTTTGCGTTGTGTTTCGCTACATACTGTGTTCCTTTTTCTTCACTATCAAAAAATACAGGTAGTGTCGGAGTATGACCTTTTAGCAATCTAAGACAGTGATTAATCTCACCCTCAATATTTGCTTTTGTTTTTGCGTACGAATAAAAATACACTCCATACGGTATAGATAATCTTTCACATTCACGAACATTTCTTTCCCATTGTTTATCATCCTGTGAAACTTGGTCTTGCCCGTATCCACAACGAATTATCACATAATCAACAGCGTTCTTTAACTTTTCAAAATCAACAACCCCGTTATAATACGAAATGTCAACAGCTTTTTTTACACTCATTTTTATTCCCCCTTTTTTTCCTTGTCAAATGTGTCGCAAATACGTTGAAGCGCAAGCGTGTTATTGTTAAGTGCTTCTGTGATATCTGTCATTTCCTGCTTATGCTCTTTATTCAACTCGTCCAAGCGTTCATCATTTTTATCTTCACGATATTTCACATACCACATTGACGCAATTGCAACAGCTGTAGGCACACCTAAAGTATTAATCATTGTCATGATTTCATTTACCACATTATCACCTCCTTTTTTATATGATAACATGAATGAACATATTTGTAAATATAAAAATGTTTCACGTGAAACATTTTTCACGTGAAACATGATGCACGTTGCAAAATAATCGAATCAAAGGGAACGCAAAGCCAAAAAATTGATATCAGACTACTTGTCTATGTGCGTGTATATCAATTACAATGTTCGTATTATTTTGGGTGCAATATTATTATATCAGAGATATCTTAAATTGTCAATGTTTCACGTGAAACATTAAAAAGATATGACATCAAATATCATATCCTTACATTCCAAATTTTCAAATAACAGTAGTCCTCTGTTAAAATATTCTCGTAACATTGCTACAATATAATGGGTTGAATTTACACGAATTGCCGTATTATCTATGACATCATTTTTTGTAAAACATATTCGTGTAGGGAAACTTTCGTCTGCCCCTGATGATATATACATATAAGTGTCATATCTTCTCACGTTATACATTTTTTCGTTGAATCGAATTGTACAAATATAACGCGATTGCCCTGTTGGTTTTCCGATTAAACAATCATTGTCTTTCAAGTATTTATTTTCGCTTGCATATTCATTATAAGACGCACCTTGAAAAGCTCGCGCAATACCACTTTCCTTATAAGCTGTTGAAGCATTTTCATTGTAAGTTCGCTCAAACACCCAACCGTCACCGCGCAAAAATCTAGTGTTATATTTTAGCATTTTATTAATGCCAAATACACTATAATACGGATTTAATAGAGAGACAGTATTTGAAGCCATATATAGCATAACTCTTCTATGTTGCTTTCCATGCCCTGCACTAATCGTTGTGAGCAATGACAAAAGCTTATTAACCTCGTTTGTCAAATAGACGTTATCTTCGTCTTGATATTCGTCAAAAAATACAGAACGTATATTTATGAATAAACCACGCATTTTTTTATATTTTCTTGCTACTGATAGCGCTAAACAATAACCGCATGGTTCTTCATTTAGATATAATTGGACAAGTGAACCGTTCATTAGACTTTTTTCAGTCATGACATACCCGTCAAATTTTTCAGAGATATCACCAAAATATGTATCGGCACAATTCTTCATATCAACTACATTTCTATATAGATATATAAATTGGTTTTCAGGTCTATATTTATCTTTCAAAAAATCGGACACTTGTCTACACTTGATAGAATAACTTTTGCCTGCCGTTCTATTCCCATCAACAATATAAATATCAGGTGTATTGCCGTTTTTGTCTTTTAAAGTTAGTAATCTATCACAATGATAATAGCCATCATTTTTCATTTTAATACCTCCTAATGTTTCACGTGAAACATTTTTATTAAAAAAGTAGGGGTAGCATATTGCCACCCCATTAATAAGAAGAGAAATAGAACTGTTTCTCGCGCCGTTATATTATAAATTTGACACATCCAAGGTACAATTGATATAATCGCGTCCTGCTTTTGTCTTTCCGCTAATTTTAATAATTGAGAATTTTTCACCGTCCATGACGCTTTCAATATCTTTCAAAGACTGTCTAAAGGTTGCAGACTGACCGGAGTATACTTTTTTATCCGGTGTAATAATACTTACAATCTCCTGCACGTCTCCGTTATCTTTAATATCATCAAATATAATAAATCCGTCTACTGGTATAGATTCACCATCAGCGATATTTTTTAATGGCTCAATGTCAGGTGCTGTGGTCATAAGATATTTCTCTACCTTTGTAAACTCTCTGCTCATTTCTTTAATTTCTACCATAATAATTTACCTCCTACTTTTCCTGTTAATCTTCCTTTTTCATTTCCTGTAATTCTGCTTCAGTAACAATTTTTTCGCTCTTGACATCTGAATTCAATAAAAACTGCTCGTCCGTCATTACACGTTTTTCCAGTTTAAACTTAATGTCTAAAATGGAAACAATATCACCTTTGTATTGCTTTTCAATCAAGATTTCTGCCTTGTCTCTTGTCTTGCAATTTGCAAGTTTCTCGTCAAAGCAATCTTTCTTGATTTCTCCTGTCTCCTTGTCTTTGTAGATTCTTTCAACAGATACCTCTGCCGATACTAATGTCCTTGTAAACATCTTTTTTCCTCCTTTTTTCTACTTTCTTTGAGTGTGAATTGTAATGTAATATGTTTTATTTATTACATTATTATAATAACATAACAACTAGATATAGTCAAGTATTATATCATAATTTTTTTATCTTTTTGCTTGTGTATATTGAAATCTTTATTTCTTAATACAATACCACCTCTCACCCGTTCTGCTTTTAAATTACATGTAGTCATACTAAGACCTGTGGACAGTTCAGAAATGTCTCTACCATCTTCAATAAACTTTCTTTTCGCTTGACTACTCATTCCACAAGCTTTTATATCAAGATAAGGCTCACAAGGGTTGTGATTCTCTTCCACTATATGCTCCGCGTAAGTTTTCTGCCTTTCATAATACGCAAAATCAAAAGTACTTTCGCATTTCCAACAACAAAAATTCGTTGAGTGTTCTATAACCTTATTCGGTTTATCAAGTCCAATCAGATGAATGGAATCTGTGTCAGCATAGCAAAAACGGTCATAATTCGCCATAGCGTGACGAATTGTAAAATTCATGGCATAAGATGTAATAGCACTGCCTATAGGTATGTACCCAACTTTCTTGTTGTGTTCTTCATGCAGAATAAATCTAATAATACCGTCATTATCGAGATAAGGCTCTTTATATGACGAATTATCAGACATAGCAAATTTGCCGTAGAGATTGTTTAAAAAAAGCTTTGCTTTCTGTCTTTTAAAACCTTTTGACATTCTCTTTTCTTCACCGTATTTATCTATATATTCGTCAAAAAATCCTTGCCTAGCATAGAACCACACATAGTCATATATAACCAAATCATAAATATCATACGTTTCCTGAAATAACACCCAATCAGTACACGTCATTGTTAAAGTAATATTAGTGTCATGCATTTGTCCGTCAATATCACGATAATATCTATAATACTCTCCTTTATATCTAACATTGGAACTATATAAATTTTCATTGGCTTTATATAAAGCACTATTCCTAATATGCACCCAAGGAAAAGCTCCTTGTTTTAACTGAAATCTACAGTTAAAGCGAATAAAAAAATATTTATTAGTAGAACTTATAAGTTCATCAGGTGGCGCTCCCCTATGATATTCGCCATGACCGAACGGATATTTATTACCGCTAATACTATGCATCATAGAGGGATAGAGAGAGTTAACGTCAAAAACTAAACCGTTACCCACTACCATATGAGCATATCGTGGGTTAACATAGCACCAGCCACCATGATATGCCTTGTGAATATAGTCCCACTGATTCCACACATCTGTTATAGATTCGTCCAAGTAATCTTCTCTAATATCGGGAAACAACTTATCATATTGTTTACCATCATAAAAGCCTTTAAATTCTGATAAACAACATGAACCTATCGTTAGTTTATCATGCTTTTCATTAAACATCATTTCTAATGCTTCTTTTAACACTAATACATCATTTTCAATATATTTTTTCTCGCTTTCAGATATATCACAATAGGCGTATCGTTCACCCTCATAGTCCATGTCTAATTTTTGGTGTTTTGTGCCGAATGATTTTCCGATATTTTTTAATGAGCTAGGCATAAGCTTTAGAGAGTTTCGGATTTCCAAAAATGTCTTATTCCATTTTAATTTAATCCAATACCAAGAACCCATATCGGATATGCATGTTTGAAAGTCTTTTGACCTCATTTCCTTATCTTTACAATGTACCCATCTCCACCCCTCTTTTAACAAAAAATCTACTATAAAAGAACCGTCAAAGGCGAGATTATGAAAGTATAATATATTGTTTCCTTTCATTGTTAAAAATCTATTTAAGAAATCTCTTATAGAATGAGTTATTGTGACAGTTTCACTTTCATCATATAAAGCCACGTCAGCACCCGACCAAACCTCTGTACTATCTTGCTTTTTATGCTTTTCTTGCTCTACTTTTTCACCCCATACAGTAGTTTCAAAATCACACGCCCAAAAAGTGATATTCTTTTTACGTGGCATTAGACTCACCACCTTTATTCTTTTTCAATAACAATATCTTGTTCTTGTAAAAATTCTTGAAAGTCTTCTGTGGTACTAAGCACACCCATTCTACGCAAAATATTCCAAAACACAGCGTCAACCGTAGCTTTATCCATGTATGGCTCTGTTGGAAATGCTTCGGGTTCTTTAGAATATGTATACGCAAATAATGCCCTTTCTTTATCTGATGCGTTAGCCAATAAAGCATCTGTTTTTTCTCTTAAATAATCCGCCGTTTTCGGTGCAAAGCTTTCTAAAGAATCATACCACGAATCTATAATTGCTTCATAATCTAATACAGGTGTTGCTATATTTACCCTAATACCCTTTTTTAGTATCATCTTTAATTCCTTTACACCATAATCATGAATTCTCGCGTATTCCTGTTCTTGTGGTGTCAGTTTTATAAAAACTCTATTTCTTTCAAGTGCTTTTTTACGTCCATACTCCTTGGCGGTTATTTCCTCGCCTGTAAGCATATCAACAACTGTCGCGTTTTTTTGCATTTCTTTAGCTGTCTGTTTTTTAATTCTATCAATAGACGCTTGTTTCGGGTACTTAACACGTTTGATTATCTTTACTTGTACGCCCTGTTTTTGTTGATTTCTGACACGGGATAAATATTTAGTATATTCATGAGAATATTCTTGTTGTATAAGAAAAGCTTTTGTTTGTTTCTTTTTTATTCGCTTATTTGCCATTATTCGCACCTCTCAACTTTTCGCAATAATAAACCGTGTGGAACACGAGTGTATTCGATACTGTCTCCCGGGTGAATATCTAAGTCTTTTATTGCTTCTTTTGGAAGCATGACACGAGCAGTATAACCGCCAGTCCCACTTTTTGTGAACATTACTTTGTATCGTAACAATGCGTTAGTTAATTTTGCCATAGGTTTTTCCTCCTTATAAAATGTTAAACAGTTTCCAACTAAATGACGCTAAATACTCAGCTATAGATGATACAGATGATAAGAAAAGATATAATAAAAACGTTGACATGATTATGACTGATAAAAAACCTAAGAAAGAGGATATTTTTTCTAGTTTGGTGTATGACTCTTTTTCTTCTGTAGGTGTATGCCTTGCTATCCATTCTGTAGGAGACTCGTGCAATGTTTCACGTGAAACATTATCGGGTCTAACTAAACCTAATTCATTGAGAGTTGAATCATCAAGTTTATATAAAGTATCACTGTTAATATCAGTAAAACCTGTATAAACGCTTTTATTAGTTTCTAAATTTTCCACCCAATATGGTGGGTCTACGAATACTGCTATGTAATTGTTTAGTGAATTTTCAGTGTAGAAGTCATGAATTTCTACGCCAAAATCTGTAATATTGTGCAATCTGTATTTAATCATTTTTACCCCTCCTTAAAAATCTTGAATAATATCTTGTTTCCCATATATCATCTATACATGTTAAAAGTATATCGTATTTACTAGGGTCTACAGTATTAGTATATTGACATATTGTTGCAACTCTTCCATATTGAATATGAAAACTATCTCTAGCATTATCATATAAACCGCTTAACACATCTTTGAAAAAATCAATTATTACATTGTCATTAGTGCCATCACAAAAATATGATTTACCTTTAATATGAAAACAATAAAAGTTAGGTATTAAGGTAATAACAATAGAATCTTTAGTTACATATCTCTTTGCTATTGTTATTAGTGCCTCATTTGTTATAATACTTTCACTTCTAACTATGTGACCTGTATTAGTATTAATAACGTAAATTCTAACATTGTCTTTTTCTTCATTAATCATTTTTTATTCCTCCTTTAAATAATACCTTTTTTCCCCAACAAGAGTATAATTCACGTAGTTTATTTTCTTCATTCTTCCTTTCAACATATGTGAAATCTGATAATTCTAAATAAGCTGATATTCTACCAACTTGCAGTATAAAAGATACTAAATCTTTATCATACTTCCCTAACTCAATATCTTGTTTAAATATGTCATAAAATAGTTGATACTTTTCATTCATTTTTTCTTCCTCCTTATTTATGCGCTTTCCTTGTTTCTATAATTATAATACCACACACCCGATTATTTGTCAAGTATTTTTTTCGTGATTTTTTAA